GCGCCGGACAGACGCGGCGGGAAGGTGGTCCACGCGAAGATAGGCCGCGGTCCCGGGCGTAAATGCCACGTTCGGCCATGCGGTGGGCATCGTCGGCGTGAAGGCCGACAAGCGACCGTCCAGCGTGGCGAAGACGGGCTGCTGGATGCTCACGACCACCTCCCAGCGGCGGCCTGGTAGCGGGCCACGGTGACGCGGAGCATCCCCTCGGGTTGGCGCTTGGAGTGCCCGAACTCGATCGGCACGGCATAGACCTGGTTGTTCGTCAGGTAGATGGTCTGGCCCCACTTGAACGACGCGAGGGTCTGAATGGCGGCGGCCTTGGCGGCTGCACCGTCATCGGGGGTCATTGGCTTGTCGGCGGGCTCTGCGTCCACTCCGATGAACCACGAGGACATGAGAAGCGCCGTGTCTACGGGTGTCGCCAACATCACGTCCCCCTGGATGTCGAGCGCGAACTTCCGGGCCGCGGCATCCGCCTGGACCCCGAACTTCTTCCCGAACTTGGCGATGTCGAGCGCGAAGGTCTGGCTCATTTCCGCACCCACAGCTCGAAGATGACGGGCGTGGCACCGACGAACGTGGGCCAGACGCCCTTGACCGTCCAGGTAGCACCCCGAAACGTCAGGGTGTCTCCCGGCGCGGGGTCCGTGGCCAGACCCTTGCCCAGGATCGTAGCGAAGAGGTCGCTCTCCTCAATCAGGCTGTTCGGCCCGAACTTCCCCCCTGGAATGCGCTTGGTTAGCGTGCTGAGGAGTGCACTGGTTGAGGTGGTAACGGTCGCCCCGGCGCCGGTGGTGCCCGTGGTGGGGTCGAAGATGCCGGTGGTGACCTGGGCCAGCGTGGCGGGTGCGGCTACGCCGTTGATCTTGAAGGCGCGGGTCGCACTCCCCTGGACCACCGTGGCGAGGCTCATCCAAGCACCATCGCGGCGCCGCTTCCGGCCCCTTCGCGGTACTCGCGGATCATTTCCAGCACGGAGGCCGGGATAGGCCGGCGCCGGAGCTGTCCCACGTCCAGGGAGCCGACCTTGACCGTCTCGGGAGACAGGCCGCCCGCGTCCGCCGCCCGATCATCGCTGATCAGGCGAATGGCGAACTCGCAGCAGGCGTCCCGGATCTTCCACGGGATCGTGTTTGGATCGACCCACCAACCTTCCCGGTCGGACATCCATGCGCGGGGCCACTGGAGCGGCTGGGCGTAGAGTTTCCGGAGGCCCTTCCAGTCCTGAATCGTGTCCAGCATCCGGGTTGCCTGGACCAGGGCGGCACTCTGCTGATCCGGTGTCGCCGCGGCCCAATCGTTCGCCACCGGCAGCGTCAGGGCGTACGCCGTGGCGTCCACAAGGAGCGCGTAGGTGTTCGCCGTGAGGGCGCTGGGGGTGGCATCGAGGACCAGGGCCATCGGCTAGGCCTTCTTGAGTTTGGTGAGCAGGCCCTTTTCGCCGCGGGTGATCGAACCGTCCGCCAGCTTGGCCTCCAGTTCGGATACCCGGGATTCAGCGGCGGTCGGCTCGGGTTCGTCCTCAGTGGCGAGGTCGAGATCACCTTCGAGCTGCTGGATCCGGGATTCTGCCCCGCTCAGGCGGGTGGCCAGGGCCTCGATGTCCTCGCGGGCAGGCGCCTTCTCGGACAGCTTCTGCCATCCGAGGCGCAGGTGATCCGTCACAGCGTCCGGGTGGACTTCCACCAGTTCGCCGTTCTTCTCGAGCGTTACGAGCATGAGTGCTCCTGATAGAGAGCGGGCAGGGCCCCGCTGTGAGGCCCTGCCCGTGGATGGACTAGCTGAGGAGGGTGGCGATCAGTTCGTCCTTGATCGCGGCCACGCCCCAGGCGAGGCCCACTTCGTACTTGACCCGGCGGTAGAGGCGATACATCGCCACCTGGAAGGTCAGGCCGCTGATGGGGTCGGTGATGAAGACCACATCGTCCGCGTCGTCCCCGCCGTCAGGCATGGCGGGGGTCCGGGCGAGGAGCTTGATGGCATCCCGCTCGAATGCGCAGTTGGGGGTGTAGCCCGCGCCAACGGTCAGAGCGTTGCCGGTGGGGATGACGATCTGGGCACCGGGGTTGTTCAGGATCATGGTCCCGGGAGCGGCCACGCCAGTGCCGACCACGTATTTGTTGGCGGTGTCAGCGGCGAAGGTGACCACGTCGCCAGCCAGCACGGTGCCGTTACCCGTGACGAGTGCGATGCTGGGCACACCCACGGCAGTCGAACCGCTGGTGACGTAGGCGGTGCCCGTGCCCTTGGTCAGGAGCTTGTTCTGGGCACTGACGCCCAGGTTGAAGCCCTCGATGGGGTCGGACAGGCGCCCGGAGCGCAGGAGGTTCGCGGAGCCGGACTCGTTCACCTTCAGGAGCAGGCTCTGCTTGCCGCGGAGTGACGCTGCGGCTGCCGTGCTAAGGACAATCTGGAGGTCCGTGCAAGACGCGCCGTTGTCTTCCAGGATCTTGCGAATCTGGGCGAGGTCGGACAGGTCGCCAGCGGTGCCGAAGGGCACGGTGCCGGCGGTGCCATAGGCGCGAGAGGCGTTCTGATAGACGGCAGCCTGGACATCGGCCTCGACCAGGTTCACCAGGGCGCGGATCGACTGCGCGAACTGGTTCTTCAGGGTCTCGGCGTATGTCCCGTTCGTCTGGTAGCCCTTCATTTCCTCGCCGGACCACCGGATGGGGCTGTACTTGGACTTGGTGATCTGAAGCTGCATCGTCCCGATGGTCTGGTCACCATCGTCCGGGGGGAGCTGGCCAGGAACGATGTCGCCCGTGGTGCCAGCGGGGGTGATGGGCGTGGTGATGAACTGACCCACGGCAGCCTGCTCGGCCTTGGCGTCCATCGAGACAGCGGGGATGTAGCCCACCTGCTCACGGAGAACGATGTCCAGGCCCTCGTAGAGGACAGGGATGAGGTTGGTGAGAGTGTTCGCCATGGCGGCGGTTCCTTAATCAATGACCTTGCCGCCGCCCCTTACGTGGGCAGCCTGCTCGGTCGGGTGAAGGGAATCGAACTGGGTTCGGTTGATGGTCTTGGCCCCAGCAGCAGGCTTCCCGCCCGCCGGAGGTGCCCCGCCGCCACTCGCACCGGAACCCTCGAAGAACGCGCCATAGCTGGCGTCAGCCTTCAGTGCCTCGATGAACTGGGCCGGGGTCTTGCTCGGGTCGCCCTTGACCACCACCTTGTGCTGGCCGTCCGTGGGACTGAGGACCGCTTCAAACTGGTCCTCCACGAGCTTGGAGAGATGCGGATTCCCCTTGTGCTGGGCAATGGCCGCCGTGAGTTCCGCCTTCAGGAGGTAAGACTTGAGGCCCTGTGTGGCCTTGTCCGCCTGCTCTGCCAGCGTCTTCTTCTCGGCCTCCACAGCCGCCTTGAGTTTCTCGTAGTCGCCCTTGGCTTCGAGCTTCGCCTTCTCGGCCTCGGCTTGAGCCTTCGCTTCCACGGTATCGCGGTCCTTCAGCGCCTTTTCAGCCGCCTCAGCGCGTTCCCGCTCTTTCTGAATGGCCGTCTTGGCGCCTGAATCGTCCACATCTAGGACGAACTTGTCGCCGTCCTTTTTGTAAAACGACTTCAGGCCCTCATCGAGCCCATCCAGGGAATCGAGCTTGTACTTGAGCACTTGGGACTCCAGGGGTTCCGCATCACGCGGCGGACTGGCGTCACACCAGGTCCTGTCCCCAGGCTCGGGTTCTATGCGGACGGTTCGCGGCGTCCTATCTAACCTTCAACTCCTCCAGCGTCAGCTCGTTCCCCCGCTGATCTACGAGGTCATGGAGCGTCAGCTTCCCCGAGTCCCACATCTTGAGGCGCGTCGGACCAAGCACATCTTCCTGAACGCTGCGCGACTGCCCCTTGAGCCAGGATTCCCAGGTTGTGTCCGCGCTCACCGGGCCGCCCATGGACGAGCGCATCCCCTTCGGCATGTTGTCCAGTTCGCGGGCCAGATCCTTGTTCTTGGTGGCGAGTTCTTCCCATGATTTGGTGATCGGGACCGCCGCGCATCGGCAATTATGGGTTATAATATTAGAGGCGACATACCAGTTGCCCTCTGTCTCGAGGTTGTAAACATGCCCCACAAACCCTGGCCGATACCGGACCTCAAGAACCTCATCGAACGCTACGAGGCGGGAGAATCGCTCGACCGTCTTGCGGATGAATGTGGGAAGAAGAACTCCACGCTCCGAGCCCACCTCGTTCGCGCCGGCGTAGCTATCCGAAGCACCAACCGCCTTCTGGTTGATGAATCCTTCATCCTCGCTGGGCATGAACGCGGCGATAGCGTCAAGGCAATGGCGGATCAACTCGGAATCGCCCGTGGTGTAATCGTGAGGATCCTCAAGGATCACGGAAAGCCTATCCGAAGCGGTTCCGAGTCCATGCTGATCCGCATGAGCCGGATGACCCCCGAAGAACGCCGCGCCCTCGTCCGAAATGCGAACATCGCCGCCACTGGGCACGTCCCCAGCATAGAGACCCTTTCCCTGTCGGCGAAGACGCGACAGGCCCGCCAATCCTCTAGAACCTCTGATCTGGAGACAGGTTTTGCAAAGATGCTGGAGGTTTCCGGTATTCCCTTCATCCGGCAATTTGCCGTTGGTCCATACAGTTGCGACCTCATGGTCGATGGCGTCGCCGTGGAAATCTTCGGGGGTGAGTGGCACCGTCACGGGGACCATTCCGCGAGAGCCCAGAAACGAACCCACCACATCCTCGATGCGGGTTTTCACTTCTACGGCATTTGGTGCGGGGCCAATAAACCCATCACCGGGAAGGCGCTGGACGACTTTCTGGCCTTTCTTGATCAGACCCGCCGCAACCCATCCGGCATCCGTCAGTATCGGGTGATTCGGGGTGCAGGTGACCTCGTTGCCAGCGGCTGTGCGGATGATGACCACATCGCCGGTGTAGGCTCGTTCAAAGCCGCGTAGAACCTCGGGTGATTCCACGAGAGTCCCACCCACGAAACAGTTCCAATGCAGCGGCGGTTCCGTGTGCCCAGAATGGGGGAGCCAGACCTCGCCGTCACGCTGCCCGCAGGCCACACACGTACGGGGGTCCAAAGTTGAGCACCACTGGTATTCCTTGATGATGTCCGAGTTCGCATCCCACAGCGCCATGTGAGCGGCGTTATTCACGGCCATGGCGGACGTTCTGACCAGGGCCTCAGCGTTGCGCTGGCTGATCATCTTGAGGTCACGGACCCGGCTGGACAACTGCCCCACGCCCTCGCCCTGGAGCATCCCGAGGCGCATCTGATCCGCGAAGGCCTGCTGTAGGTCCACGCTCTGCCGTGCCCACCAATCCTTGATCGGAGCGCCCCGGACCAGCGTGTCACCCGCGAGGGCCGCAAGCTGCTCCGCTGTCCACTTGACCGGACTCAGCAGGTCCGCGCCGGCTGCCTTGTTCAGGGCCAGCACCAGGGAGCCGGACTGGGCTTCCACGGCGTCAGCGAGGCCGGCTTGGTGCTGGTCTGCGATGTCACCGTAGACCCCGGATACGCGGGCCTGTGCCTCCTCCAGCAGCTTCCGCAGCCGAGCCCGCTGCCAGTCCGTTCGGGGCGTGTCCAGTTCGGCGTTCGCTAGTTCGGCCACGAGGTCACGGCCCAGCTGGTTCAGCATGGCGATGATCTCGGTTCGGAGCTGCGCGTCGAACCGCATCAGATCGAGGTTGTTCTTCAGGATGGCGCTGTGCCAGCGGTCAGCGAGGGATGGCATCACGCCCCCTGCTGTTTCATCCCGTCAGGTGGAACGGGCGGCGTGGGCGGCACACGGGGAGCGAACGGGACCACCGGCATGGGCTTCGGAGCCTCGGACTCCAGGGCCAGCTTTTCGTCCTCTAGCGTTCGGTCCGGGGGGA